ACGAATCTTTTAGCAGTTTCGACATTTTCAACGATATCATCCATGGCTTCATTGATTTTAGCAATGACGGTAGCTTCAAAGATGGTCGTTGCCTTTTCTTTGAACTCTTCTGATAACTCTTCGTCACCAAAGAGAGCAGCAACATCATCAGAAAGATCGATGTCCTCTTTCTTCATCTTATGCATGCCTTCTTTTTTCTCTTTTTTACCATGAGCCATTTCTTTATGCATGCCTTCAGCTTTTTCTTCATCATCTTTAGACATCTTATCCATCATCTCATGATAGGCAGCTTGTAGGTCTGCTTTCTTCATCTCGCCATAATTTTTCATCATAGCGTTTAGCATACCCATTTTGGTTTGTGGGGCTTTATCGCCTTGTGACTTGCTACCAGGAAGTGGCTTTGCTTTAACGCCTGTTGGTTCTGCAACCTCGGCGTCTGAATGGTCAGCCTTAAACTCCTGAAGTTCTTCAGCGTCTTCAAGGACTTCTTGATTTTCATCTGACATAATACGCTCCTTTATAGTGAGTTTATAGTTTATTTATATATTTACAATAATTAAAGTCTCTTCAGGAAGTTTTCGAAAACTCTGAGTTTGGTTTCTTCAAGTTCTGCCTTACTAACAGAATGTATTTCCTGTTTTGCTTGTTCTACAAACTGTTCTACCCATTTGCCGCCCTCGTATACCCACTCAACACCTTCCATGATACCTTCAACGAAAGCATCTGGTGCTGATGGATCGGCAACGATATCAGCAGCAGTAGCAAGATAGAAGTCACTCTGAACTTCATTAACACCATTCTTTGCTTTGAGACTGCCCATTCCTCTTGAAGATACGCCAAGTGAAGCACCTTCTCTAATGAGGTTTTTGACGATATTTCCATAAGGTGAATCCATAATCTTAGCTTTACCCATAAAGTTGTCACCTTCTTTAGTAAGTGATTTAATCATATGGGATACACGCTCAAGGTTGATTGTTGGACCCTGTGGATGACCTAATTCACCAAAAGCACGATTCTTTTCTACATACTCTTTATTGTAACGAGCAACCTCACGTTCTAGAACTTTTGTTGGATATACACGCCCATTACGATTCTTTTGATTTGCTTGCATGAAGACACCTTCGATGAAAAACTCTTTCTCACCGTCTTCATTTGCTTCTGAGATATATTCGATAGACTCATGTACTTCTGTGATTAGTTTCATTTTACTCTCCGGATGCCTTATGCATCTTTACGATGATAGTCCCTGTGCCGCCGGTCAAAGCACAATTGAGATTAGCAGTTAAATCGCCCTGAGATACTTCTAATTTAATACCGTTTCCCTGATAATCATGATGACCGTTACCACCTAACTCTAGAATAGTGTTAGCACCTCTTTTTACAGTCCATCTATTACCAGATGCAACACTCCACATAACTTCAGAAATTCTCATCTCAGATACAGTTTCACCAGCAGAATTCGCTGCTGGTAGGGTAGCATGATTCAATTTGAAACCATCATCAGCCGTCGCACGCAATACGACATAACCACCGGGTTTATTTGATTTTGTTGTAATAGGCATTAACTAGTCCTCTTAGCAAATGTAAGGATTCTTTTATAAGAACCTTGGTCTTTCATCATTTCCATTTCCATACGTTTACGATTTTCTGGGTTCAACTCTTTCAAGACAGCATTAAACGTTTTTGCTTCATCAGGACTCACTTTGACTGACTTACCGTCTTTCAACTTCATCATGCCAGCCTTGACTGCCTCATCAAGTTCAATCTCTTCTTTGACGGTCTCAGCTTTCATATCACCCTGTGACTTGTCACCTTTGCGAGCAGGGGTCTTGCCAAGCTTATCACGGAACTGAGCAAACTTGGTATCACCAGATGTGCCTTGCTTGACTGGCTTGTCTTCGCCTTCAGCGTTATCTGATTCAGCATTCTTAGTGACTGCTTGGTCTTTCTGTGACTTGAACTGATTATCACCAGCGACAGGATGAGCAATAGAAACTGCTGTGTGTAAATCAACAAACTCAGCTTCGCCGTCAGCACGTGGTGCCAACTCTTCTTCGCTGTCGTCGTCAACTAAATTATAGTCGTCGGCCGCTTCGTTGATTACTCTAATAGCTTTAAAATTATTCATCGCTCATCTCTTCTGGTGTTGCCTCTACTTCCGTTGAGGTAAATAGGGTTGACGCAATGGACATTTTCTCACTATCGATTCTATCGTTTACTTTCTGTAACAAAATATCGCTAACAGTTTCACGAAACTTTGTTACATCATTTGTACCGATACAATCAATAGCATCTGACAATTTTGCTTCAATATCCATTTTATAGTTCTCCTTCGTGTTTATTTATAATATTTTTTATATGAAAAACGGTAACTTGTAATCTATGCCACTAATGTTAATAACAACGTGACCATCAGGTGATGCTACAACAGAGTCTTCTGGAGCAGTTGAACCTAATGTCTGAGAAACGACTGATGTATTTCCTGAATATGCCGTCATGTCTCCAGAAGAAACACTTCCAGAGTTGTTAGCCACTGCTGCCATATATGGAATCTTATAATCAATTCCATTCACATTTAGTACAATATGACCGATTGGGTTTGCAGCAATTGCATCATCAGGAGATAAACTACCTAACGACTGAACAACACCAGCACTTGCTGTATTGCCGCTATTGACTGTTACAGTATGACTTGAATTTGTTACAGTACCGAATGATAAATTACCATTGCCGTCAGTTTTTAAAATCTGACCATTCGTACCGTCTGTTGATGGAAAAGAATAATTATTGACAATCAGCGTAGAGGGATTAGAACCAATCTCTAAAATTGCTGAACCATTTGAAGTATATAGTCTTCTGTCAGGTATGTTTAAGGCTAATTCACCAGTGTCTAAGTTGTCTGTAGTTGGTAAGTTACCAGACACACTTGTCCGTTTAATTTTAATAACAGATGCCATAATAATAACTCCTATGTAGGAAATAAGGAAGAGCAGGGGATCAACTCCCCTGCTTCCTGTCTTAAAAGTCTATATAGACTTTGTTCAATATTTATTTATAAGATTTTTAACTTACTAATGAGAATGTGCCATTAGCAGCATAGCTAGTTTTGCTACCATCTTCTTTGGTGATTATAACATAACCGGGTCCACCAGAACCATTATTTTCACCAGAAAGACCTGGCCCTGAGCCACCAAAACCATATGCTGGTGGAGCATCACTTGGGCCCGCACTTGCGCCAGATGTTGCTCCTGGTGCAGCACCATCAGTACCACCTAGTGTGCTACCAGAGCCAGCGACATAAGAAAGTTGTGAAGGTAGATTATTATCATCATTCTCAAAGTATCCTGATCCACCGCCACCAGAACCTGCAACTCCAGTTGGTCCAGTTTGACCACCACCGCCGCCGCCATAGTAACCGGCGCCACCACCGCCATTAGCAGTTTGTGGACCAGGTTCAAACGAACCACTACTTGCACCACCTTTTAATTTTTCACCATCTACTGCATTAGGACCAGCACCGAATGGGAAAGATTGAGCGCCAGTACCACCAGCAGATTGTGTGCCACCTAAACCACTATTATGACCACTACCGCCTCTTGGTGCTGGACCTGGGCTTTGTGGTGCGCCATCGCCGCCAGTTGATCCACCACCCTGACCACCATAATTAGAACCTGAGTTGCTTGCAGCCGAACCTCCACCAGAACCACCAATGACTACAGCGGCAGCATGTAAGTTATCTACATTGAGAGGTGAAAATGGTTCTGTGAATACACCTGTAAGTGCACCACCTCTAGCGCCACCAGCACCACCACCAATTTCTAGTTCACTATTGATAGAAACGCCGCCGGGCCCCATATCACCGCCACTACCAATCAGAATGTGTAGTGTTTGACCCCCAGAGATTGTGTATCGTGCAGTAGTGTAACCACCGCCGCCACCTCGACTATCATTCAGTGATCGGCCACCACCACCGGCACCCCAAACTTCAATAGTGATTACTTCAGGTTTAATACCGTCAAGTAGAGTTAATCTTCTTCTTCTTGCTTTCATGGTAGAATCACCACCAAAGATATTGTCTGGCACACTATATGTGCTTGAAGTATATCTTGCGTTACCTTTTGTGACACGAAACTCGTCAACAAAGCCAGCAAACCCTGTGCTATCTAGTGGACCACTGCCAACACGTAGAGCATTTCCACTTAGACCAGAAGTTGCGAATGTACCTTGAGCAACACTAACACCATCTAGTGAAATTACTAGATTGTCGGACGCTCTTGAAAATGATACGAACTGCCAAGCACCTGTTGTAACTTGTGTGCCTGAAGATTGAGTTAAGGCAGTAGCACCACGATATGCTGTTAGAAAAGAGTCACTACCACTTGTAGTGATACCAAAATTTACACCATCAGCAGTTAAGGAAGCAATGACATTATTACCTGATAGTGTGGTTGGATAAATCCAACCTTCGACTGTAAAGTCTCCACTTAAATCAAATTCAGCGGCCTTACCAGTTTCAATGTAATCTCCATCACCGTCAAGTTTTAAAGACCTTGTACCAAACTTTACTTGATCTGCGCTTAAAATTGCATCACCAAAAATATGTACATCAGCAGTATTTGCAATATCTTGAATAGGCATAATTTAGTTCCCCTATGTTTGTAAAAGAAATGATACATTAGCTGCTAATGGATCTTCTTCGAATGTACCACCATCTCTATCGCTAAATGCTCTAGCAATATATGTATTTGTGTTTGCTGTAGAGGAATTGAATGTTGTTGTATCTGCTTTTGAATTCCATAAAGTACCATTGACAAATGAGGTTGCATTTGCGTAATATGAAACTGAAGTGACAACAGTTTGTTGTAACTGTCTATCACCAAAGTCACCTGTTGTTTTTTGTAATTCGTTTGTGCCATCGAAAAGATCAAAGACAGAAGATGAGTTGGCTGAAATAATACGTCGATCTTTAACGTTAATCGCCAACTCACCTTCTTCCAATGAAGATGGTCTTACACCAGCAGTACTGGATCTTTTTAATTTGATAATCGAAGCCATCTTTAATATCTCCTAACTAGAAAGAACCACCTTCTACTGTCGCTGCTTCAGCGGCAATGAAGGCGTTAGTATTTGCAAGTACTGCATTAAATGTACTCGCATCTACTTTTGCTGTCAAGAGACTATTATCAACGACAGAGTTCGCAAAACCAGTTACGCTTGTAACAACCAAATCACTTGGTGTTAAATCTTCTACTGCTGTTTGACCAACAGAGACAGCTTTCACACCACCAGTAAAGACTTGGAATACACCAGTCCCGTTTGATGAATATAGTTTTTGGTCTTTGACGTTAAGCGCCAATTCTCCAGTTTCAAGGTCTGAAAGATTGGGAACTGCACCAGCGGTACTAGACCGTTTTAGTTTAATTACAGATGCCATCTGGTCAACTCCTTTCTTAATCTACGGTAGTGTTGGGAGAGCCGAAGCCCTCCCAACGATTTTTAATAGCGTAGATTAGAAAGAACCACCGTCAACAATGGCGTCTAACTGACCGATAGCATAGCCGGTACCAGAAGTATCAACTGTTACTGTTGGGTCTGATTCCAAGTCTTTGAAGACTTTGAAGACACCATCAGTGGCATCACGGAAGATACCAGCATACTTAGCAGTTGAACCTTCGTCATACAAGGCATAGAAACCAGTATCAACAACATCTGTTTGGTTATTGGATGCCAACTTGATTAGTGGATCCATAACTTCTAGAGTAGTTGTTGAGATGTAGGTTACTTCACCTTCAACAGTTAGGTTACCGTCAATGTGTGTGTTACCACCAACAGTCAAGTTTGTGCTGATAGATGCACGACCTGT